ATCACATGTCGCCGACACGTCGAACAGACTTGTCAGCGCGTGGAGGGGTAACCCCCCGTATTTCGCGCGCTTCATCGATGGTAAGGAACTTGCCCTCACGGTCCAATTTTCGACGCCACCACCCGAGGACAGAAGTCCAAGGTGTGGCGCGGTGAAACTGGTCTGGACCGACAGGGGGGAGTTTCAACTTACCTGGTTTCATTGCTTTTGGCAAGCAGGGTCTATAGTGTCCTCCGAGCGCCCAGTACAACTCGTTCGCACATCGCGAGATGTGCGCACGGAACACTCGGTTTGTGACGAAGCATGTGCCATCAGGGGGTTCCATATCGGAGAACGCCACGTCCTCCCCATATCCCGCCCTGAACATGCTCCGCACATTCTCGTACAGCCTCGGATCAGCTGGAGAATAGAACACATCAACCCTGCTTGCGTACTTGGATGGGTCAGCTCCTTCAAAGAGGAGTGTGTAAAGTTGCGAGCGTACAGACTTTGGCATGTCGCGCATCCCTTTGCTAGGATGGCCAAGACCACCCAGAGCCACCGGGAGCTCTGGAGGTCGCCGCAGTCTGCGAGCCTTGGCGCGCACTCCTTTACACAGGACTTTGGCCACACGACGCAGTGCTTTCCACTGCGGTGCGAAGTAATCGCCTTTGTCCATGACCCCATTACCATCACGGAGGAATTGTTTTACAGGATAAGGGTTGAACCAGATCGCCGGGTCACCAAGCCCAAAGACTTCGCAAAAGGTCCAACCCTTCCTTCCGAAGAAGGACTTCCTGTCATGCAATCCCGAGCCTATCGCCTCAACTCTTCGGCGGTAGACTCCAATCTCTCTAGGACGTGTCACGGACAACACATCATCGCCACAGATCGCAGTGTGCGGACCCAGAGCGCGACACGCCCAGCCGTTAAGAATACTGAGCATTGTGAACGAGAACGGAGTTCCCATCAAGCATCCCCTCTCCATGGGGACACGAACACAATCCTCATCCTCTCCAACCTTAACGGCATTCGAGAGATTGACCACCGCCTGCCAGTCTGCTTTGGTGAAAGAAGACTTACGGTATTCCACATAGTGCTTATTGCCAAGCTCAACGCCAAGGGATCGAGCGCAGCAATCCGTGTACAGCTGGCTAAGGCCGGCACGGTGAAGGCCGCGGAGAACGGCCCTCAATGCATCATGCGAAAAACCGTCAGTCGCCTTTGTCAAATCAGCAGAAAAGTACTGCTGATCACCACGCAAGGTTCCTGTGAACCCCGCTACCTTAT